TTTCGTCCCGTATAACTGGCAGCCGCGGTAATAATTGGCGATGATCCACCAGTAGGTTTCTTCTGTCATGGACATATTGTCGTCTTTCTTGCCGCCGCCGGTATCCAATGCCGCGCGCCAGATCCGCATGGAACCGCCGTTTTCTATGGGATATTCCGTCTCGAATAACAATGATTCGACCTGGCCCCACGTCATCAAAAATCCGTAATGGATCAGCCAGCCCGTGAGGCCGTGGACATCGCGCGCCCAGGCGCGCGTGGCAAACCAGAATCCGGCTTTCTGGACGTCGATCCCGCACGTCAGCGCGATGGCCGCTTCCGGCACTGTTTGCGGCTTAAGGGCGCATTTTGATTTTAGAATTTCATCAATCTTTTTCGGGCGCGCGGCGCGTTCTTTCCACGCTTCCGAGCAATCCTGCGTCACCCAGACCTTGAGTTTAGTCGGATCTTTCTGCCCGTACAAAAAGTTCGCCGCGGCGCTGGACATGGTCTTGACATACCAGGAAGGAAGAATAAACGCGACGGCGCGCGGCCGGGCGATTTCCTCCAGCTCGACGACCTCATCACTACAGCGCGGGCATTTATTTTTGTTTTTGATGAAATCGGCGTCAGTGTCGTGTCCCGTCCATCCGCATTCTTCACTCGCGCATTTTCTGTTATCGGCAATCCAGCCGTTGTTCATCATGGACAGAACGGCGCGGTTGCGCATGTCGTCATCCCACTGCATGCCGCAGCTTTTGCAGTTATACCGCGCCTGTTTTTCGCGCATGACTTTTCGCGGATCGACGAGATCGCCCCAGGTGATGTTTTCCCAGACCAGGCGCTGGATGTCGCCGCACACCGGGCATTTTGCGTGATAGTGATAAATCACGTCGGCCCGCTCCCGGATCGTGGTTGTAATCAGTCCGTATTCTCCGGATGCCGACGAGCATAAATATAATTTATAAGTGTACGGGAATGAATTCGTGCGCTCGCGCAGCGCGTCAACGGCATTCGGTTCGTCGCCCTGCGTTTCCAGATATTCCGGCTTGTTGACTTCGTCGCCGATGGCAATCTCAAACGCGTCGGAAGATAAAGACGATATCGAACCGGCCCACGCGCCGATGATATCCATGCCGTTGATAAACGCGATAGACGTCCGCGTGACATCGCCTAGGACTGGCGACAGCATGGCGGCGGTTCGCGGCGTGTCCTTGATGGATTTCGATAACCGGCGCTTGAAAATGCGGAGCGTGAGCTTTTCAACCGGCATCGTCAGCACGGCCGAGCTGGGCGATATATCAACACGCTTCATCAGATAGTTGATGTACGGCTGCGTCTTGATCGTTTGCGGGGACGCCTGCACGTATATCTCGCGGATGAACGGCGCATCGAGCGCGTCCATGACTCCGACCGCGCAGGGCGATAGATCGTTTCGCCAGGGCGACTTCCGCCCGCCATCCACAACAATGCGGTATCGCTCGGCCCAGTCCGCCGTCGATATCCGCTCCGGGATCCGGAAGACCCGTCGTTCGCCTTCCGTGAAGCGGAAAGCGGTGGCTGGTGGATGGTTGATGGTGGCTAGTCTCATTTTAAAATAACCTTCCTGTCTCGTTTACTTTTTTCTTCTTTTGGAAAGTTTGCTTTACATGTGAATTTTCACACGGCCCGAGACGTCCACCATCAACACGGTGCATGGTTTTTTTATTACACGTTTCGCAAAACCAAAGAACCCTAACGGTGTTTTTTGTGAAATGCTGCATTACTTTCCTTTGTCATTCCGGCGAAGGCCGGAATCCAGTATTTGTTTTGAGCGTTTTTCATCAATACCCAGTTCCTTGTGAGTGCTGCCACCGCATTTCAATCTTCCATACGCGGCCAGGACACAAGCGACACTGAAATTAATCGCCTCGATTTCGATTTCTTTCCCGTCTAAAAATACAATTTTAAATTTGTTCATACCATTCACCTTTCACTATTAACTATTCACTTTCTCCAACTCATACCGCCATACCCATGGATTTGATGACCAGGGATATTTCTTCGCGTTGATAAAATCCCAAAGCCGGGCATAACGATCTATTGCTAAAGAATCTTTTACCAAACGACATCCAATACAAACATCGTCAATTCCTTCTAAATTTATTCCTTCTTTTCTAGCATCTTCGTCAGTTATATCCTGCAATCTCTCCGGACGGGCGCTCACAATAAGCGCCTTCGATCGTGACGCCCATTCCGGCATGAACATCCCCGGCTTCCATTTAGGAAATATTTCCGGATGCTGATTTCGCGGTTTGTGGCCAGGATCTCGATCCCTGTATCGCATCCCACCAGTGTCCTGATCAGGACGTTCTGCAGAACGGGAAGCGCAATCTGTTTTTCGACGATTCCCAGCGTCTTCTGTATCCCGTTTTAAAATATTTCTCGATTGATTGTAAATTCCATTTTTCCTCCGTTATAGGTAAATAATATTATCAGTTGGGTGGTACAGACCAGATCGTCTTTTATTGATACTTATGCGTAGGCGTGCACCTCTTGATCCTGTTATTACACCATCAAATTCAATTCCGTTTCGGCTAGTTATAATTTTAACCTTACCGCCACGTTTAGCTGGCACTCCATAGGCTTTTCTTATATATTCCATGCTCATAAAACAAACCCTCTATGATTTTTTAATACTCACCATCTGGTAAAATTGCGGTTGCTTCGGCCGTTGCTATAACCGGACTGGATTGCTACGATTCCTCTTTGATATCCAAACATAGGTTTTCTCCTTTATAAAAAAATATTTCATTCAACGTTGAACGTTGAACTTTGAACGTAGAACAAATTCTTATAATTTATCTCTTCATCCGGATGGCTCAATAAATAATCATTGACTTCGCCCGGCTTCATCACCAGCTCGTTGATGCGGCCGCCGACGTAACGATCATTGCGCAGCACGGTGAAGCGGTCCGGCGTGTTGATGATTTTGACGCCGGGATTGTCGCGTAAGAGTTTGTAAAGTTCCTTTAATAGTTCCGGAGTGTCTTGCGTCGGTATGTTTTCACCCCCACCTTTATCCTCCCCCCTCGAGGGGGAGGAGTCTTTTTCACTTTTCACTTTTCCCGTTTCACTTTTGCCAAGCGTCAGCGCAGGCACCAGCCCCGCTTCGATCCAGCTTTTCAGGTCTATCCCCTGCTGGACAGCTTCACCGGGATCCTTGCCCTTCGGTACGGGCCAGCGATCACATTTGTCCGGGAAGTTTTCGAGCCACCATTCAAACGCGCGTTCCGCGGCAATCTTTCCTCCGCCCTTATCGCCATAGTCCAGGGCGTTGAGTATCTGTATGGCATCTTTCAAAACGGCGTAGGCGGCAACGTCGGGTTTCCCCTGTAGTGTTCCCAAAGCAACGGCTCCGGCCAGATCCGTTGCCGCGGCACAGGAAATGGCGTCAAGTTCGCTCTCGACAATCACAAAAGCGCGCCGCTCAATTCCAAGGATCATGATCGACATGGAAGAACCGGGTACAACATAGTAACGCGGTTCGCCTTCCGGCCGGCGGATCCTGATCCGCTGGATCATGCCATCAATAATATAGGGGATGACTAACCCTTGCGGGATCCACAACATGCGCGGCTTCCCGTTCTCTTTTTTCAATTCAGGCAATCCCCATGCCGGCCGCGGCCGGAAAATATCTTTTCCGTTTTCGCCGGGATTCCAACCCAGGCGCGCGGCGGCTGCCGCTTCCTGATTGATCCCGCGATCGGACAGCCATTGCATGACGTCCGGATTCTTCCCAAGTTCTAATTGCGCCCAGGCGATAAACTTTTCCGCCTTTTCCTGCCAGAGCTGATCCGGTCTTTGATGTTGGACTGGTTGAAATGGTTGCTTCTGGTTGGCGGCCTGTGGCTGGCGATCCATCCGGTGCTTTGTTGAAAATTCGATATCGAGATACTCGCACGCCGCTTTAAAATCCATTCCTTCGAATTCGATCAGGAATTGGATGTTGTCGCCTGATTTATCGCAGCTGCGGCACCAATAGGATCCTTTGCCCTGGTTAGCATTCGGCCAGACGCGAAATCGATCATTCCCGCCGCACGCCGGGCACGGTCCAGCCCATTCGCCACCATGCGTCGAGGCGACTTTTTTCAGGTTAACTTTTTTACTGGCCAGATCGTATGTGTTCATTAAGAAATAATTACCCTTGTATTCCAATTTTTAACGGCTTGCTTTTTACTTAAAGATAGAGGTCCAGACGCACCACAGTGCCCACAAGTAACATCATATAAATCCCCAGGCCCCTTAACGATCCTGTCGGCCAAAATAGGGCACCCGCAAAAAGGGCAATTCGAAAACTGAAATACTTCCATCATCTTTTTGGGGATGGTTTGTTTTTTATCTACCATTTTTTTTATTCCTCTTTTTTCCTTTTTAATTATTTAATTTCATTCATTATTTCTTATTATATTATATTTATTATTACCCCTTCCGGGGAGGGTTTGGAGGGTTGCCCCTTATATATATTGTTCGGCGTTTTTACGAAAAACCGCTCAGAAACTTCTCTAGGGTGAACTCTCCACCCTCCCTTTTTTTGTCGATTCTATTCAAGGTATCTACGGCAATCCATTTTATAAATTCGATAGATACAAATGAATTTAAAAATCCTGCCGATTTTTCAAACCCTCCCCGAAATCCGCCATTAATGTGGAGAGTGGAGGGTTGTATTGATGTTTTTTTATTTTTCTTAATCATGTTTTTAAGCCTCTATTTCTCCCTGAGTAGTTCCCAGGGCAATGCCGTGATACATGACGCAGCCTTCGGATTTGTGCTTGTCGAATTTCTTGCTGAGTTGTTTTCCGAACCAGGTGCCGGTCGGCTCTTTTTTGCCGATGTTGGCGTGGTACCAGGCGACGAACGACGTGTATAGCTTGGCAGCTTTGTCCTTGGCGCCCGGTTCCCGGATGCAGCATTCGTCGATCCAGTCGGCCAGCATGTCTTCATCCTGGCGATATTTTTCCGTCGCTTCGGTAATGGCGGCCGGCGGCTTTAATCCGTCGCGCTGCCACATTAAGCAACCGCGGACCAGCCAGGCCAGGATCCCGGATGCTTCTTTTTTGATTTCTTTGTCCAGGTTGAGATTGGCCCGGCGCTCGTAAGACTCTTGCGGATCCCGGTTGACAAAGCTGATGTTGAAAGGGATTAAATGCAGCCGCTCCCAGAAAGCCTTGTCATCGGCCGGGGCTTGCGGCTGGGAATTGGTCATGACAAACAGTTTATGCGTGGGATTGAAGCGCGTCGGATATTTATCATGCGGATTGCGGCCGGTCAGTTCATCCTTGCCGGTTAGCCATTTGATCTTGGCCGCGCTGAATCGCTGGCCCTCATCGATCTCGGATGCGAAGGCCATGCGGATCCCTTTTAATGACATGATGTCCGGGCTCGGTCCGGATGATGACTTGCTGAATTTCTGGCTCAGCAGCATTTCCGACGGGATGGATCCGGCCAGGGCGCCCATGATGTAGCTGATTGTTTCGATGATCAGGCTGCGGCCGTTCCAACCGGTCTTCCCGTACAGGACCGGGAAAACTTTTTCGACAACCTGGCCGGTTATAGCGTAACCAAAAAGGCGCTGCTTATATTCGATAATGCTTTGATCGTCGTCGGGCCGGTCACAGTTGAAGATCTCGCGCAAGGTTTTTTCCCAGAGCGTCGCCGGCGTCTCTATGCCGGTCCATTCGATCGGGCTGCCCAGTGATAAATAATCACCCGGCCGGCCGGGCTTGAATTTCCCTGTCTCCAGATCAATGACGCCGTTCGCGCACGGGAAGAGCATCGGCTTGCTGTCAAACTCTTCGCCGGTAATGGCGATCGGGTTTTCTATGGTATGCGCGAATTTCAGACACGCGGTCCGGCGATTGTCGCCGCGGAGCTGCCGCACGCGCTCGAGGATCTTATCGCCTTTTTTGCGGAGCTTTAAGATTTCATCTTTATCGTCGCTGCCGGCCAGCTCTGTAATTTTCGCTGATATTTTTTTATACTCTTCCAGATATGTTTCGGCTATCTTCTCGACGGAAGCCAGGGCGTGATTCATAACGTCGCGCTGCCAGATATGCCCGGTCCACTCAAACCATTCCTGAGTGTTTTTAACGTAAAGAAACTGGTCACGGAATAGCTCCGCGTATAGCCGGCCGTCGCCGGTCGAATTGCCGAACAGACACTGGGCGATGAATTTACTGTCGATCTTATTTTCTTCTTCCTTCAGCTGCTGCTGTTCAGCTTCTTTTTGAACGCGCTCCTGAACCTGCTGGCGGATGTCTGCGGCTGAATCTCCCCCGCTGGCGCAAGGTCCGGAGGATGCCGGAGGGGTGTCGCCCATGGGCGCCGGGGGTGGAACAGCTGCCGCAAAGCCGACGCATTTCAAGCATAGACCGCTTTCAGTGACGCCCGGCTCTCCGCAATTCGTGCAGTTATTATCCAGGTCGATTTTGATTGTGTTGTCGTTTTCTTTGGTTTTACTATCCACTATTCACCATCCACTAACTCACTATTCTCGTCATCTGTATCGCTGATCATCTCCGCCGCTGCCGGCTGCGGCACGGTGAATTCCTTGTCCGCCGCGTACCTGGCCAGCCATTTATGAAACCGCTCCAGCAGGAATTCCTGTAGGTCGGGAATCTTGTCCTTGTCTCCGCTGACCAGCTCGATGATCGCGCCGGCCTCCGACCGGCAAAACGAATCGCCGTCCATCTTAAACACCATCGCGCGATACGAAAGCTCCCGCTCCATCGATTCTTTGGGGATATATAGTCCCCGTTCACGCCTTAATTTTAGCTCCTCGCGCTCGGCCTGGGCGTTGATCCTGCGCGTCTCCGCGGCTTGTTTGTCCGCGCTCATTTTTTCTGTTTTATCGTCCAGGCGGGCATCCAGGCGTTTGAGTTTCATCGCCGCGTATTTATCCAGCGCGGATTTTAAAAATTTTCCATCCGATTCTGGACGCAGCCAGCCTTTATTCCGGTGATTGTAGGCCGTGGATTTTTTTATTTTCCACCCCTGGGCGTGGAGATAATCCACCGCATCGATGATGTTATCGAGTTTGTCCGCCGCCCGGCCAATCTGCGGCTCAGCGTCTTTTGGTTCTGGTTTTATTTGAAGATTATTTATTTCTTTATTATTGAAGCCGATTAACTCAAGGTCCAGCGGATCTTCGAGTTTTAAATCATCAAGAAGTGATTTTAAGAGATCATCGTCAAATTCGCCGCCTTGCTTATTCGCGGCGATGTTGGCTTTCTTTTCTTTATCTTCCGGCCAATCAACTTCGCGGTACGTCATGCGTCCCGATGGAGTCTCGATATATCCCAGTGCGACCGTGCCGGTTTTATCCTTGTGTGCTGATTTCTCGATCTTCCAGTCCGGAGAAAAATTCTTACAGCGTTGATGCCCGGAAACGAGCTGCTGTGTGCGCTTGTTGAAAACAACACCGGATAGATCGCCGAATTCTTCCAGTGATTTCTTTAATCGCGCCAGTTGCGGATCTGTAATTTTGCGCGGATTATAATCCGCTGGTTTTAAATTCTTAACCTGCATGCTATTTCACCTTCTCCAGCACCCTAAACCTCAAACGCCACAGCCGGACTGATTCCGCGCTGGCTTTCACTTTCATGGCGATCTGCTTATCCGGCTCGCCCATGGCCAGCCTGTCCGCCAGTAAAAAAATTTCCCGAAAATCAAAGTGACACCCGGATAAAAACGTACCGGTCAGCGCAGTAAAATACTTTCCACAATGCCAGCATCGGATGCGCTTCCCTTCCCAAAAACTCTGCAATAGAGATTTTAAAATTTCTTCTCCGCACTCCGGACATTTTTTATTCCCCGGATGAAGTTTATCAATGATCCACTGCCGGCATTTTTCATCATCCAAAAAGTCCGCATCGAACGCGGAAAAAACATCGGCCGGCGTGAACATACCATAGAGTTTTTCAGATTCGTCTAATGCAATCTTTTCATCTACTTCCATAATTCCAATTCCCCAAAATTAGAAAACCTCACGATCTTTGCGGTCTCGGCGGC